AATTAGCGTTAGGCATTGACCTAGCTGTTATCAATGGCTCTGGTAGCAATGGACAACCGCTCGGCATTTTGCAGACCACACTAGCATCCAGCGCACAAACAATTACGCTAACCAGTAATACGTTTGCTAACCTCGACAAATTGATTGAGATGGAGACTCAGGTTGACATCCTGAACGCATTGAATGGGAGTTTGTACTACCTGACTAATGCTAGGGTAATTGGATTCCTGAAAACGTTGAAGGCGTCTGGTTCAGGTGCGGCAGACCGTTTACCACTGTGGACGAACAATCTATTAGACCCAGCTGGACGTGGCATACTGCCAGCAATTAATGGGTATCCGATTGTTCGTTCTAATCAGGTGCCGAATGCGTTTGGTGGAACTGCAAACCGTAACTGTATCATTTTCGGTAATTTTGCTGATGTCGTCATGGCAATGTGGGGTGGTACTGAAATCCTACCCAATCCCTATGGTACTGGGTATGCAGCGGGTAGCATCGACCTACGCATTATGCAAACGTTTGATTGTGGCATCCGTCGCCCTGAGTCATTCAGCCGTATCATTGACCTAGCTGTATAGGAGGAACCATGGCAATTACGAATCTAGGAACTAGAGTTAGCCGTTTTGGCACTGCTACGGTTGCTCCGTTAGCACCTGCTAACCAGCCAAATACAACTACTGTAAATGGCGAAAAAATTGACCTGCTCGACTACGAGGGAGACATTGTTTTTCAGATTGTTAGTACTGCCACTGGCGATGCTGCAAAAACCTGTACATTTTCGTTGCTCGAATCTGATACCACTACCGATGGTGATTTTGCTGCAATTTCTACAGCGGGCGGCGGTCCGTTAACCGTCACCCATGGAGAGACTGCAATCAACGTCATTTTCCAACGTAACTGCGACAACCTGAAACGGTATGTCAGACTACGGTTAGTTACAGTTGGCTCCAGCCTAGGTGGTCATTATGCGGCTACTGGATTCGGTAGCAAAAAGTACGGAGCATAATTAATGCCTGCATTTGTTGATGATGTTGATGTGTATCTAAATGATTTTGGGGATGCCGTTGTCTCTGGACAGATAACAGGGTTCGGCATCCTCGACCAACCTGGCATCATCGAGGAGAACGGGATAGCAGTGGTTTCCACTGACTATCGCCTAACCTGCAAGGCTAGTCTATTTGGTTCTCTCGTTTATAACGATACGTTAACCGTTGCTGGTGTGGCATATCGAGTTAGGGACACACGATTGATTGATGATGGATTGTTCTGTGAAATAGCATTAACCAAAACATGAGTACCAAACGGGAGCAGATATTAGCACGCATAATGACCAACCTAGTTGGTACGGTTGGCGTTAGTACTCGTATCTATCGCTCTCGTGTTGAGGCTCTGGCACGGTCTGAGTCACCTGCAATTATTGTAGAGTGGACGAAGGATGAGTGCGACCAAGAGGGATTTCTGCCCTATCTAAATTGGTCATTGCTCACTCGTATTGCAGTTGTAACACGCGGGGCAGTACCAGACCAATTGGCAGATCCAACTGTTAAATCGGTACATGCAAAATTATTAGCGGATATAACATTAAACGGACTGGCGTTTGATATTATCCCAGAGAGTGTTGAGTTTGACGTACTCGACACAGACCAACCCACGGGACTAACTATGTTGTTCTACCGTGTTAGATACCGCACGTCGTTAGGAGATTTAGGCGTATGAATGGAAATGGTGGATCATATCTGATTACCGATACTGCAATTGTTGTAAACAACTCGGAGGAGAACGATGGCATTACTAACACGGAAACGACTCATATTGGTGGAGGTGGAACCACCGGAGACGGGGACAGCACAGTCGGGGACAGCATCAACGATAGTCCTAGACAGCGCCGAAAGCGCGATTGATAATTACTATGCTGGTCTGCCCATTACAATTACTGGTGGTACTGGTTCAGGGCAAACTAAAATTATTGCTGCATATGTTGGGTCAACCAAAACAGCAACAATTCAGGGGACATTTGCAACGCCTCCTGATAATACATCAACCTATAGCATACCTGGTGGAAAATACGGGACTGACCCAACACCAACTGCAACCGAGGCGCTGTTAGTCAGCGACCTATCAGTAACACCACTCAATGCGACGACTGTTGAACGTACTGTAATCCGTCCATACCTCGGTAACTACGAGTCACTGGTAGCAAACCAAAATGTCCAAATTACGCTAACAGTTGAGGCAGCGAGTAGGGGTTCCACGAATATTGCGACTCCACCACCAGGACTAGATGCGTTGCTCCGTGCCTGTGGGTTTAACGTAACCACATTAGCAGCGGCGCATACTGGCACAGCGGCGGGAGGTAGTAGCACTACCATTACACTAGCCAATACTGCTAGTGCTGTTGATAATGCGTATCGTGGGATGCGGATTCGGTTCACCAATGACAACCCTGCTGGTGTTGGCACACAGACTGCAATTATCAAATCCTATGTTGGTTCAACCAAAGTAGCGACCATCCATGGCACATTCCCTGTTGCACCAACCTCTAGTTCAACCTACTCGATAGACGAACATCACGTTTACTCACCAGTCGGGCAGGGATTTGAGTCAGCTACCATCTACGCTAATGTGGATGGGATACAGCACATCATCAAGGGTTGTCGTGGTACAGTAACCGCTAATTTTGTGGTTGGAGAAATCCCGACATTTCAGTTCACTATGACTGGATTGTATACCGCTCCTACGGATACTGCACCGCTATCACCAACATATAATCAAATTACTCCACAGGTAGTAAACCATGCCAACTCTGGAGAGTTTCGATTTTTCGATTATGTTGCACCATTGCGTAGCCTAACGTTAGACATGGCGGTTGACATCCAATACCGTGAATTAATTGGACTGCCACAGGGTCCGTTTGTCCAGTATGCAGATCGTCGTCCAACTGTAGCAGTACAGTTCGAGGCTCCTACTATTGCGCAGAAAGATTATTTCACAGCGTGCCTTGGCACTACTCTGGGCAACCTAACATTTAGGCATGGGTCAGCGGCGGGTCAACGGATTATCATACAATCGTCGTTAATTGACATTACCGATGGTCCTACCTACGAGGATGATAACGGGACAACGATGTTAGCGATAAATGGTGTACTAACTCCATCTGCTGCTGGCAATGACGAAATCACAATTGCGTTTGCATAACTATGTTCAAAATCAAACAAAGCAATACATTTACATGGACAGTACGGTTTGTTACTCCTGAGTCAGGAGGCAAACACGTTACATCAACGTGTGACCTAGAGTTCAAACGATTGTCACAGTCTGAGCTAACTAAATTGGCAGAGGACATTCAATCGGATGAACGCACGGCACATCAAATTGTCCGTGAGATTGTAGTTGGCTGGAAGGACGGCACTATCATGGATGGCGATGACATAGTGCCATTTAGTGACTCAGCGCTAGACCAATTGTTGGAGGTGCCTATGGCTGCTGGCGCTATCCTAAACGCGTTTCTTGAGGCGTATAATGGACAGGCGGCTAAACGAAAAAACTAGAAGGCGCAGCTCGTCGATGGGTTGCGCCACGGACGGTTGATGATTCGGCACAGGACGTGGCAGTACTGGCACCTGGGTTAGAGCTGCCACAACCTGAGCAAGATGACTATGAGTTATGGATGGAGAATGTAGAGACCTGGTTGTTCTTCTGTCAGGTGCAGACACAGTGGCGTACATCCATGGCTGGGTTAATTGGGCTAGACTATGGTGCTATCATAGCAGTAGCGACATTGCATGAGGTTGAGGATAAACGACAACTACTAACTGAATTGCAATGGATTGAGTCAGCAATTTTGTCAGAGTTAGCGGAGCAAGCGGAACGTGGCAAACACCACTCTAAATCTACGGGTAAACGCACAGTTTGATGAGTTGACGCAACTCAACGCAGAGGCGCAACGGAGTCGTGACAAAATTGCAGCGATGGAGCAGGCATCGAAAATCTTAGGTAAAACGGTTGATACAACTGATGCTGCCGTCGAAGCACATGTAAGAAGCCTAAAGACGTTGCAGAAAAATCTGGATCAGAATAGTAAGGAGTATCGACAGGCGCAACAGGAACTTGAGCGTTATTCTAAAACAGTTGATGACACAACATTAAAATTCAAATCATTTGGTGAAAGCATTGATGATTTAAAACAAAGTTTTGTTTCGTTAGTAGCATTAGAAACAGTAATCGAGACATTTCAGGCTATTGCTGACGCTGCTGTTCAGATGTTCAACAACATTGCTGATGCGTCGTTAGAGGTGCAGAACCTAGCAAATGTTTTAGATACGTCTGCCGAATCAGTTGACCGTGTGCGAATACTGTTTGAACGATATGGTGGCGACCTACGGGACTATGGTGATTTCACTGCTGAGTTAACTGAGAAATTATCTGACCTATCATCTGAGCTGCGAGCAGGCGGGCAGTTGAGCGAACAGACTAATAAATTTCAGCAGGTGCTAAAAAACCTAGGAGTCAATGCTCTAGATGCTGCTGGTAATGTTAGAAATATTCAAGAGGTAGCCATTGAGTTTGCTCGTGGTATATCCAGTCTGAGCGGTTCAGAACGTGTGAATTATATATCAGCGGTAATGGGTTCACCTGCTGAGTCAGCGCGGTTACTGACAGTTCTTGAGCGAGTTGGTGAAGAGTTTGATAATCAGAATGCCATCATCAATGACGATTTTGTGCAACGTGTACGAGAGTTTCGCATAGAGCAGGAGAAATTAAACGAGGCGTTTCAACGACTGATTGTAGACAACAGTGATGCCATTATACGATTTCTGCAATTGATGTTACAGATAATGGAGCGATTGGTTCCAGTAATTGACACAGTGATAAAAACAATTTCATTAATACCAACTGAGGCGTTTGAGCTAGGGGCTATTGCTGCATTTTCTCCATCATTGCTACCTAATTATATTGCACAAAAAGGATTTGCAAAACTGACGCAGAAACCAGCCACCATTTACGAGGACGACCTACGATTCACGCCACCAGGGTTAACACGTCCACCCGCTCCACAATTACAACAACAACAACAAGAGACAGAAAAAAACAACGCAGAAAAGCAGGCAGAACAAGCAGCGCAGAAACGACAACAGGATGCAGAGAAACTGGCTAGAGCAATAACACAATACGAGCGTGAGATTGGTAAATTGCGTGAGGGTTATGAACGAGACATTGCCAAATTGCGGATAGATACACTCAAACAAATTCAGCAGATGGAGGCTGACTTACAACGGCAAAAACGGGATGCTGAGATGGGTCTAGCTGATGCCATCCTGCGTCGGGATAGGGCGCAACAGGATAGGGAGTTATACATGCGACTCCGTAGGGGTGACATTACGCAACAACAATTTGATATACAAACAGAGGCTAATCGGTTTGAACGTGAGAATCAGGATGCTGTTCTAACATACCAACGAGAGCGGTTAGAAATACAAAATCGGTATGCTGAGAATGTACAAAAAATTGCTGACCTCGAAATATCACATCAACAAAAACTACGAGAGTTAGAACAGAAACGCGTTGATGATATGCGTAACGCAGCGCAACGAATTGCTGACCAGGGCTATACACCAACCACTCCGACTACTCCGACTACTCCGACTACTCCGACTACATCACGTCCTAATACTCGTCGTGAGGTTACGATACAGAGTCGTGGTGCAGTGAATCCACTGTTATACCTACCACGAAATGCACCAGGTATTACTGTATCTCCGAGTGCTGAAAATGTTAACTGGAGTCAGGTTGGTACACGGCATGGGATGTTAGGCGGTATCAACCGTCGTCCATTGCCACCCAATAGGCAGGTAGACAATAGCAATAGGCAGGTGGACAGTACCAATGGCGTACCCGTATCGTTAGCGGCACGCGGTGTTAGTCAGGTACAACAACTATTTGCATTAGCGCAGGGCAGTAATAAATTCAGTCCATTCAACCAGGCAACCAGTCAAATTGACCTAGCTAATCTGGAGACTGGTCTATTCTCGACCAACGCATTCGACCAACTCCGTTATGGTGGGTTTTCGGGATATGCGCCATTTCGTAATCCATCCATGTTTGGACAATACGGTGATGTTAGTTTTGCTGGACTAACACCATATCCACAACAGATTATGGGTGTTGGTCTACAGACGGCGCAGACCAATTTGCAAACATCGCAGTTTTCATCACGGTTCAATTATCCTAGTGACCTAACTAATCCGCAGACTGGCGCATTAGCTACGATGCAACAAGAGTTTGACCTAGCAATGCGGCGGTTCCAGCTAGAACAACAATATGGACAGGTTACTACAGACAGGTATCTAAAAGCTGAGGAGGCAGCTAGGCTAGAGTCACAAACGCTCGAAGCTGCCAATCAAAAACTACAGGTAGAAATTGAGTCAGGTAATTATCAGGGTCAGACGTTGGAGAGTCTCAGGTCAGAGTTAACAATAAACAATGAGAAAATTGGACAATTGCAACAACTCCCTGGGCTAGTGTTACAAACATCACAGGCACAACAGCAGAAATTAGAGTTGGTTCAGATGGAGCGACAGCTACAGGTTGATATTGCAAACATCATCAGTACCAACATTTCGCAGGGGATAATGAATTTAATTCAGGGCTCCCAGAGTTTGGGCGAGGTACTCAATAACGTGGTGATGAATATCCTAAACCAAATGCTCCAGAAATTTATCGAAATGGTTGTTCAGGCTACCATCCTCAAGGGCCTTATGGCGGCGTTTGGTGGCGGTGGTGGTGGACTATTTGGTGGATTGTTTAGTTTTCTAGGGTTTGCTAACGGTGGCATTATGACAGGAGATGGAGCATTGCCGCTCCAACGTTATGCAAGAGGCGGCATTGCACGGTCTCCACAACTAGCAATGTTTGGTGAGGGTAGTAAACCAGAGGCATATGTCCCACTACCTGATGGACGGTCGATACCAGTCACAATCAAGGCATTCGCGGATGGTGGCATATATGATCCTGTGACGTCTGGGCAATTTGACAATGTATGGGATTTCATGTATCGATATTTCAAAGGGATGCCTGATAGTGAAACATCACGTAGATATCGCTCGGATGCAGGATACCGTGACACCGTTGATAAATTGATTAACGAGTATATTGGTGTTCAGTATTCATCCATGATGGACGATGTGCAGGGCGCTATGAATCCATACGCGCTAGAAGAAACGTTGAAAAAATTACGAGAGCAGCAACCTGATCTTTTTGCTGATGAGCAGTTCTCCCGTTATCTGTTAGATCAGGAGGCAGAAACATTTTTTACTGGACGTAATTTAGGCTATTTGCAATCTGCATACGGAATTAGTCCAGATCAAGCATACGGTTGGGCAGCGCGATTACAACGTCAATACATTGAACGGAGATTCAACCAAGAGAAGTACCAACAGAACTACATGGCACGACTGGCTGGCGGTGTCTATGACATGAACTATGAGCCAATTAAAAATCGATTTGCTCCAAACGAATTTCAAAAATCATTAGGCTATGCTATAGAGTACATGCAACCACTACAAATGAACCAGTATGCGGCTGGTGGTATTGCACGTTCTCCACAGTTAGCAATGTTTGGGGAGGGTGCATTGCCAGAGGCATTTGTGCCATTGCCAGATGGACGGTCAATACCTGTGTCACTGATGGGTTCTGGTGGTGGTGGCAACCAGACAACTAACGTCAATAACATCTCCGTCAATGTTAGTGCATCTGGAGCCATGCAGCAATCAGATGCAGAACCACAGGGAGATAGGTTGGCTCGTGCCATTACTAGGGCAGTGCAGGAGGAAATCATGAGGCAACAACGACCAGGAGGGTTACTACGATAATGGCTGTGTTTAGCTATATCCCTGACTATGGTGCTGGACGGGCACACACTCCACGGGTGCGGTCTGTTCGGTTTGGTGATGGCTACGAGCAACGGTTAGCGTATGGACTCAATACTAATCTACAGGTGTGGCAGTTATCGTTTAATGCACGAACAGATGTAGAGACTGACAATATCCTAGATTTCCTAGATGCTCGTAATGGCGTTGAGTCATTTGATTGGACAACGCCAGACGGTGTCACTGGTAAAAAATGGGTGTGCCGTCAGTGGCAGAAAAACATGACAGCGTTCAACATCAATAGCATATCCTGCCAGTTCGAGGAGGTAGCTGAACCATGACGACAGGAACATGCCTCGGCGGGTCGTCAACTACAATCAACTTAGCTACCACTGCCAGTGATAATGATTCAGCGTATCGTGGTATGCAGATTGACCTGACGGGTGGTACTGGGTCAGGACAGTCAGCATATATTGCTGGATATCGAATTGATAAAAATGCGAGCGGTTCAATTGTTGGTCGTGTTGTTATCATCGATGGCACATTCAATCCTATCCCTGTCAGCGGTAGTACTACCTATTTAATACAGAGCAAGGCGCAGGCGGAGCTACAGAAATTAGCACCCTCAGCAATCATTGAACTATACCAACTGAAACTATTTTCTAATCTGCATAACAGTAGCGACACATACTATTTTCATGCTGGTGTCAATGGACTAAATGCAAACATGGTATTTAATCAACAGACGTATACACGAATGCCAATTACGTCCGAGGGATTCGAGTATGCTAGTTCTGGTACACTGCCACGTCCACGGCTAACAATATCCAACCTGAGTGACATCGGTACACAGTTGTTGTTGATAGCAAACGGATTTAACCCAGGCAATGACCTAGGTGGGGCGCGGGTAACACGGATTAGAACACTCGCCAAATTTATTGATGCTGCTAACTATCCTGTCACCTATACTGGCACATACACACAGCCAGGCACAGCGA